AAGACTTTCTTAATACACTACGTTTCCGCTTGGTTACGCGCGATGCAAAGATGCTTGTGAGCTTCACAGCGATCGAAGGTTATAGCCCTGTTGTGAAGGAGATGATCACAGGAGCAAAGACTCTTCTTGATAAAGAGGCAGACCTTATCCCAGGTTATCGTGTGCCGATAATACAGCAGCCAAAACGCGGAGATTCACGTATTGTGTATTTTCACACTGCTGACAACCCCTATGGAGGCTTTGAGCGCATCAAAAAGACGCTTGCGGGTGCTCACCGTGATGACATATTATGTCGCGCATACGGAGTGCCTACAAAGCCTCTGGCGGGCAAATTCCCTAAGTTTAACCATAAGTATAATGCGGTCCCTCATGAAGATATTCCATTTATCAAGGACAAGCACTCGCCTGTAACCCATTATATGGTCATTGACCCATCAGGGAGCAAACCTTGGTTTATGTTGTGGGCTGGTGTCACTCCATTAAATGAGGTGTATATCTGGGCCGAGTTTCCTGATATTGGATTTGGTGATTGGGCTGATATGTCCAAGGGCAAGAAAGGTCGTCCAGGAGATGCAGCAAAGCCCAACGGATACGGATATGATGATTATATTGACCGCATCAAAGAAGTCGAAGAGGGGATAAGTGTATTTGAACGTTTAATTGACCCCAGACTTGGTGCAGCGAAATATCAAGGTGAAGATATACAAACATCAATCATTGATGAATTAGCCAAAAAGGGCATAGATGTGATACCTGCCCCTGGATATGATGAGGACCAGGGATTACAGGCCATTAATAAGCTTTTAGCATGGGATGATAGGCAACCTATGGGATTAGGCAATAAACCACTCTTGTTCATCTCAGATAGATTAGAGAACACCATCTATGCAATGACTGAATACACAGGTGAACTCGGTAAGGATGAACCCACGAAAGATCCTGTGGACTGCGTGAGATATTTAGCAATTGCAGATATTATGTATATTGAGGACGAAGGAAGCCATCATTTCGTAGCTAAACGCCACTAAACACGCTGCATATTGAGTGAATTGTGATAAAATACCTAAAAACTGATTAAGAATTATGCCTAGTTTAGCCCAAAGAGAAGAAATTAAGAGAAATTCGGATCAAGATCCAGATATAACCAGACTCAAGGAAGCGCTAGAAGAAACGGATGCGCAATTAAGTCCATTCTTCAATCAGACACAATGTAATTTTGATACTCGTAACAACTTTTGGCCAGGACAAGATATTGAGTCAGGTCGAAAGAAAGGATCACCGAATAATCCAGCCTATCCTTGGGAAGATGCAAGCGACATTAGGCCGTTCATTGTGGATTCTTATATCAGAGAAAACAAATCACTGCTTGCTAAATCCTTGTTACGGGGCAATTTAACAGCCGTACCTGTTGAGGGTAATGATATTGAGAGAGCTAAAATGATCTCACAATTCATGAAATGGCTAATGTCACAGTCAGAAGATTTTGACAGACAAGCAAAGATATTAGCAGATTACCAAGAAGAAAAGGGTATCGCTATTGCTGGCGTATTCTGGGATACAAAGGTTGAGGAAGTCTTAGAGGATTTATCGCTTGAAGAGATCATGATGATAAATCCTGAAGATCCTACAGTGGGTGAGCGTCTTATCGCATTAATACTGGAGCCAGAGACAACATCAGAGGCTACAGACATCATGCAAGAGTTCTATCCTAGCGTCACAAGACGTAAAGCTCGTAAGATGGTAAATGAGCTTAGGAAGAACGGAGTAACACAAATAGGTGTTCCAAATATAATTGAGAATAAGCCAATCATCAAAGCTTATACAATGGATGAAGATGTATTCTTCCAGCCGAATGTGATCGACTTACAGGATGCACCATACATATTTCATAGAATTTACATGACCCCAGAAGAACTCAGAGCTAAGGTGGTTTCTGAGGGATGGGATGAAGCATGGGTTGAGGAGGCCATCAAAACAACAGTTGGTCAACAGCCTGATAGTATCAATAGCAACAATACAACATCCAGGAATAACGGAACACAAAGAACTTTAACAGATAATGTTTTAGATAATAATAGTGGTTTCATTAGTGTTGTATACGCTTATGAGAAAGCAACAACAGAGGATGGAGTTCCTGGTGTATTTGTAACAGCAATGCATCCTAATATCGAGGGATGGGGATGGTCGCAGTTGTTGGATTATCCAAAGGCTCGCTATCCGTTTGTTGCGTTTCCTCGTGAATACCGCACAAAAAGATTATTGGATTCTCGCGGATTACCAGAGATTTGCAAAGGATTCCAGGATGAGATCAAGGTTCAACAAGATTCACGTGTTGATAGAACAGCTTTAAGCACATGCCCACCACGTAGACACCCATTAGGGCGTAAGGCATCAAATTGGGGGCCAGGAGATTCATTGGGTGAGCGTAGACCAGGTGAATATGGATTCATTGAAGCACCTACAGGAAGTATCAGTGATTCTATTGAAGCTGAACAAACCGTCATGAACAACATGAAACGTGTTCTTGGTCGAACAATCCCAGGAGAGGAGCCACAGCACGCTATTGATGTTCAACAAGATATGGTTGACCAGTGGTTGAGATGCTGGAAACAGGTCATGGATCAAGTATGGGATCTACATCAAAAATACGGTGATGACACTCAATTCTTCAGGGTTATAGGATCTCAAGACGTGGAGGCTATGCAGTTTGTTAGACAGTCGGGATATGAGCGCGTAGACTTCTATCTTGATTATCCAGTTATCAATGCTGATGCAGCGTTGTTATTTGAGAAGCTTCAAACAGTTGGTGAGCTTGCTAGTAGCTTAGATAGATCAGGAAGATTTGATTATGATGAATTGTTAGGTGCTGCATTATCAACAATTGATATATCATATGCAGATAGATTCATGAAAACAGCCCAGGCTGCAACAGAGGATGAGATTCGTAAGACCCAAGATGACCTTGCAAAGATCGCAACAGGACAAGCTGTCAATGCTCCACAGAATGCGAATGTTCAGCTCAGAATGCAAGTCATTGAGCAATACCTACAAGGAACTGAAGATATTCCTGCGACAGACATTCAGCAGCGATATAAAGAGGATGAGAATTTTAAGGCGAGAATCGACAAGTATGTTGAGCAATTACAATTCCAAGAGGTTCAAAGGCAGAATGCTGTCATTGGTCGCATAGGTAACGAGCCAGGGAATAGCGTCCCAAGCGCATAGACTTTAGATAGATATGGAAGAAGAAGTTGATAAAGAGTTTGTTGATTATATCAACAGGAGTCACGCGAACGGGGATTTACCTATCCTATTAAAGAAGCTGGATCAGCTCATGGATTACCATACATACAGAATGGATCTCGAGCATGTTGTCAGCAATACAAACCTATATTTAGAGACAGGTGGTAGGAGATCAGGCGTTAAGGAGCTTTACGACGCGATACAGGGCATAATCAACCCAGAAAATACTGGAAGATATGAGTGAAGAAATTACTGGTGACTCTACAGCCGAAAATGTAGTGGAAATGCCCCAATCGGGATTGGACTTAGCAGGTTTGACTGCTTCAATCAAGGCATCAAAGGTCGAGGCTGAAGCTCCTGAAACTCCTGTGGAGTCAGAAACTGTAGAGGAATCAACTGAGGAAGAGGCTGTTCAAGAAACCACCGCGGAAGCTACCGAGGAAGTAAACGAGGAAGTGACCGAGGAAGTTGAGGAGGAGTTTGAATCTGAAGAAGAGAACGAAGCAGATGTTCTTTTAAAGAAAGAGAGAGCTATTCATAAGCTCACTAATAGAAATAAGAAGCTCACCAAAAATTGGAGGACTGCTGAGGAGAAGATAGAATCTCTTGAGCAAAGGATTGAAGAACTTGCTTCAAAGAGTTCATCAGAGCCAACTGAGCAACCACAAGGATTCAAAGATAAAATCCAGGCCACAAGTAACCTTGAAGAACTTCAGGCGTTGTATGATCAAGCATTGAAGATTGAAGAGAATGCGGAGGCGATCATTGATCAAATGGATGAGTCAGGAGATGACGAGATTGAGTTGCAAGGAACAATGGTTTCAAAGGATGACATCAAGAGGCAAAAGAGGGACGCACAAAAAGCATTACGATCTGGATTCACAGAACGTGCTCAAATGTTCCAAGATCGAGAACAATACGATAATGTTGCAATCGAGAGTTTTGATTTCCTTCAAGACGCAGAAAGCGAATACCACAAGAAGGCTAGCGAGTTTATGTCAGACAAGGGTTTATCTAAATTCTTAGAAGGCAGATCAGACCAGCTTTATATCTTGGGGTTAATGGTAGAAGGCCAGCGCGCATTAGATGCTAGATCGAAACAACAGTCATCGCAGGAGAAGGGTAAAACCGAGGACACGCCAGCAAAGGCGAAACCAACTCCTAAGATAGCTCCTAGGGTATCAGGGACACAGTCAGGTGCAGCTCCTGCCCGCGCAACGGGTCAACAAAAGACGCAACAAAAAAGAGAGGAACTCCTCTCAAGAAAACAATTAGACGCAAGCGGATTGGCTAGTCTTATAGCCTCATCCAAAACATAAATTCAATATAAAGAAAAATGGCAAAAGCAGAATCATTTAACGTGGTAAACAATCGTGAAGATAAAACCGACTTGTATACCGTTGTATCTCCAGAAAAGACTCCAATGCTTTCTGGACTACCAAAGGCAAGAGCACAGTCAGCTACTCTTATGGAGTGGACTGCTGACAACCTAGAGGACGTAAGCTTCTCAGGAACAGTTGAGGGTGAAGATCAAACTTCACACAAAGACAAGACAGAAAAGCGTGTTCTTTTGGGCAATCGTTACCAAGAAGAGCGTAAAGCGTACGCTGTATCAAATATCCAAAACAAAGTTGATGTTGCTGGTGTATCTGATGAAGAGTCATTCGCACAAGCTCGTTCAATGCTTGAGTTGAAACTTAATCTTGAATCAGCAATTGGTTCTAGCAATGAGTTGCAAGCAGGAACAGGCGCACAGCCTTCATTGATGCGTGGTCTTGACAAATGGATCGACAGCACAAACACAAACATCAACGCAGAGGTTCGTACACCAGCAGCTTCTGAAGGAACAACTTCTACACTTACTGAAAGCTCATTCAATGACGTTCTTCAAAGTGTATATGAAACAGCAGGTGCGGTTATGGATATGCGTTTATACGCTGGTCCAGATCTACAACGCAAGATCTCTGACTTCACACGTGCAGAAGGAACAACTACAGCGACTCCATTCATCGTAAATAGCGACCAAAGCTCACGCGAGATTGTATTCTCTGTTCAGTTCTACCGTGGTGACTTCGCAAATGTTCAGATCATCTCTGACCTATTCTTAAATAGAACAAGTGGTCAAGGT